ACGAGGATGCGGGGAGCATGGGCGATTGGCTCTCGACCGGTCCCGCCACCGTCCGCTTGGCATTAAGGAGGCTTAGATGGCTTACGGGCTCATGGTAGTCAAATCGAATACGGAAATGATGGAAGAGGAAAGGAAAGAGGACAAANCCAAAATAGAGGCAGCCCTTTCCTACGAAGAGGCCGACATCAAGGATAGACTCTCNGTTTACATCCGGGATATCTGGGATGAGGCCAAAATGTATAAGACNGACATTTCAGAGCAGATGCTAAAATCGATCCGGCAGAGAAACAATGAGTACGAAGCCGACAAGATAGCGGCGATCACTCAGATCAANGGCCCGATGACTTATGCGGGGATTACGAATACGAAATGCAGAGCTGGGGAAGCCTGGGTAAGAGATATTATCTTTCAACCAGGCGTCAAGCCCTACGCTATCAAACCGACTCCAGTGCCCGAACTGCCAGAGGAAATGACAAAAGAAGTCCAGGAACGTTTTATGAAGGAAGCGCTCACCCGTCTTATTACACAGGCCGCAGATTCAGGTCAGTCGTTGGACACGACAACCCTGATGCAAAATATCAGAGAGCTTCAGCCAGAATTTGAGAAACGAATAAAGCGAGTGATCATGCAGAAGGCAAAAGAGAAGTGTGCCATGATGGAAGATCAGGTTGACGACCAGCTCGTGGAGGGAGGCTTTTACGAAGCGCTAAACGAAACGATCTATGACATCGTTACCTTTAAGGCAGGTTTCGTCAAGGGGCCTACCCTCCGAAAAGACAGGGTCAGAAAAGTAAAAACGGACACAGATACAGGCAGAATGCAAGCCTACGTTGAAGAAAGACTTATTCCTCAATTCGAGAGGGTGGATCCGTTCGACATATTCCCGGCTCGAGGATCCAGGGCGATCGACGATGGAGACCTTTTTGAACGCACCAGCCTATGGCCAAAAGAGGTTGCTGGCCTTATTGGAATGCCAGGCTTCAATGATGATGAGATTAAAATGGTCCTCGAAGAGTACAAAAACGGAGGACTTGTGGAATGGACCGATGAGGCATCGGTTCGTTATCAGGAACAGACGGAAGATGTTGCGAGTGTCAATGCCCCGAAGAAGATTGACGTGCTTATTTTTTGGGGAGCAGTCCAAGGGCAGATGCTAATTGATTGGGGCCTCGATCCAAAGAAAGTTAAGGATCCAGAGTGTTATTACGAGACTTGCTGCTATCTCATCGGCCGGCACGTCATCAAGGCAGTTATGAATCTCGATCCTCTTGGAAAGAAGCCCTATTCGAAAGCCTCTTTCGAGGAGATCCCTGGGTCGTTTTGGGGCAGGGGCGTTCCTGAACTGATCATGGATATCCAGGACGTTTGTAACGCCGTCGTCCGGGCGATCGTACAAAACATAGGGATTGCATCAGGTCCGCAGGTAGAGCGCAATATTGATCGTGTCCCAGAATACGAGAGTAGAGAAATGTGGCCGTGGAAGGTATGGGACGTGACAGATTCTCAGATGAGNTCTGCTCCNGCNTTAAAGTTTTANCAGCCCCCGATGGTNGTTGAAAAGCTCATCCAAGTATTTACTACATTCTCTAAAATGGCAGACGAATACTCCGGTATTCCCGCCTATGCGCATGGGGATCCAAGAGTTGGTGGAGGGGGGGATACTGCTTCTGGATTATCGATGTTGATCACCCAGGCAGCTCGAGGAATTAAGCAAGTTATCAAGAATATGGACAACGGACCAATAAAAGGTTGCGTCGAGAGGCAATTTTATTATAACATAGAGCAAAAGGAGTACCGAGGGTTGATCGGAGATATCAAGGTTGTGGCGATGGGTTCTCAGGCACTCGTAGCGAAGGAGCAATTAGCCTTGAGGCTCACAGAATACGGAAGGGCAACGGCCAACCCATACGATATGCAGATTCTTGGATACAAAGGAAGAAAGTACATCCTGAAAGAGATCGCCAGAAACATCGGTCTCGATGCCGAAGAGATCTCAGAGGAACCCCTTGGAAAACAAACCTTGCAGATCCCAGAAATAGCACCCCTCGCTGGCCCCAGAAATCTCGACGTTGCCGGGAACCCAGCGCAGGGCAAAGCAACAGCCAGGTTTAATCAGGGAGCGACGGCAGCTTGATAGAATCAGAGCGTAAGACAAGCATCCAGATCAAAGCCGACGAAAAAGTTTTAAGAGCCATCGCTTCCCTCGAGGATAACCCGCATTTTACTATTCTAAAAGACTGGATCTCCTCATCCTTCCTTTCAATGTCCACTTCCCTTTCCCTCGACATGATTCTTCCGGATAAGGTCCACTTCATCGCTCAGGGGAAGGCCATCGCTCTTTATGAGATTAGGGAAATTATCAAAAATGCGAGAACGCTATTGAGGGCCAGAAAAGATGCTTAGACGAAAGTTTAATGAGAAGAAGGGGAAAACGATGTGGGCTCTGGTGAGTGTTTCTAAACCAGGAAAAGTCCTTGAGTGGTATGGTTCAAAGAAACCGTCCAAGGGCAGAGTAGCCAAGAGCGAAGCGAGGGTCCAATACTACAAACACAGATGAGCGGTACAACGGACGCCACGACACTTAACGTATTTGAACTTAAGACCCCGGTTAACAATTTAGATCCGGAATCCAGGCTCCTTCATGCCTTGAGGGAGATGGAGATTACAACGTTCACCTTTACCGGATCTGTGACACTTCACTTCAACCAGGGGGGTCTCACAGACATCGATAGATTGGAAAAGTCCTTGAAAAAGAAGGGAAAGAAGTAAATAATCGCAGCGAAAGACGGTTAGGCTTTTAACCTGACTATAGCAGGACCTTAAAGCCCCGTATCGAAGCCTGAATCCTAAAGAAACGAGGGAGAGGGATAGGGAAAGTAGATACGGGGCTTTTTATTTGGATCCGACAGGAGACCCGAAAGGGCCCTGATGGAAATACGCAGACCGTAAAGCCGGCGCGGAGGAGAATCTTATGGCGCACAGACCAATGGCATTGACAAGAGCAGCGAAGAAGGCAGAGGAAGCGCACAAGAAGGCCTATCCTCATCTCTACGCAACTCCACCCTCAGCCCCAGATCCAAATGCACCACCTGGTGGCGAGGTAATCGAGAGCGTAGATTTGAATGGATCCGTGGATCCCGGGGAAACACGAGGGGCCTTTATAGACGCGCCCGCCTCGTTTGAGGACACTCCCACCGAAGATGTGATCGAGCCCTCACCTTCACCAAGCGATGCCCCCCCAGCCCCAAACTATCAAGAACTCTACGAGCAAGAACATCAGAGATTGCTTACACTCCAAGGGAAATATCGAAAAGAAGTGCCTGGAATGGCATTTCAGATAGCAGATCTCAATCGAAAGATTGAAGAGATGCGAACAAAGCTCGAGAATCCCCCCAAATCCGTTGAGCCAGTTCGGCCGAGTAGAGAGCTGATCTTAAAGTCTCTCGAGACAAATCCAAAAACGAAAACCTTTAAAGAAGAATTTCCTGACGTCTTTGAGGGTGTGGCATCCGTCGTCTCCGATATTTTTGATGAAAGAGATCGGAGGATAGAGTCCGGCTTCGAGAAACTGAAACAAGAAAGCGACCTGGAAGCCGATAGACGCTTTTGGAGGGAGATGGACAGAGACTTTCCCCAATGGAGGAAGCTAAACAAAAACCCCGAGTTTCTTGCTTGGCTGGACGACCCTGAGCCATACAGCGGGATTACAAAACAAGAGTTGCTTGAACGCGCCCGTCAGAATCACGACTCAGTAAAAGCGATTCAGTTTTTTAAGGATTATCTTAAACTAAAACAATCAACCTCTCCGCCTCTCCCCGCCACCCCCACGAAAGACGATCTTAGTGAGCAAGTAGGTATTCCACGCGGTTCAAGGGGGACACCCCCGAGAACACCACAGCCAACAGTTACGCGTGAGGATCTTAGGAAATTCTATGAGGATGTCCGTCGAGGGAAATGGAAAGGGAGGGAAGACGAGAAAGGGAAGGAGGAGCAACGGCTCATCTCAGCCTTGCGCCGCCAACAAGGAAAATAAGGAGGAAAGGTCATGGGATTAGCAAGGGCAATAGGACACCCTGATTATTCAGGGGTTGGAAGTTCAAGCGGTTTTATTCCTGAAATTTGGAGCGGAAAGCTCGTGGAGAAACTCTACGACGCTACCGTCTTCGCCTCGATCTGCAACACGGATTATGAAGGCGAGATCAGCGACGTTGGAGATAAGATCTGGATTCGCACCCGGGCCACCGTTGCTATCAAAGACTACGTCAAGGGCCAGACCTTGGTGTACGAGAAACTCGAATCCCCCAAGATCGAGATGGTTATCGATAAAGGGAAATACTTCGGCTTCGCAGTTGACGATGTCGATGCCTACCAGTCCGATCTCAATCTGTTAAACGATTGGTCAGATGACGCAAGCGAGCAGATGAAGATCGTCATCGATACAGAAATCCTCGCCTTTATCCCAACGGATATCGCAGCCGCAAACCAGGGGCTCACCGCTGGCCGGAAGAGTTCTTCTTACATCCTGGGTGTTTCCGGGACGCCTCTCCAGATCACGAAGGCGGACGTCCTCGATAGGATCGTCGATTGTGGGTCTGTTCTTGGAGAGCAGAATGTTCCAGAAGGTGGCCGATGGATGGTTATCCCAGAGTGGTTTGCTGGCCTGATCAAGAAATCGGATCTCAAGGATGCTTCTTTGACCGGAGATGGAAAGTCTATTCTCCGGAATGGTCGAATCGGGATGATCGACCGGTTTGAACTTTTCAGCTCGAACAATGTTTACAGCGTCGTAGATGGCGCTGTCACGGCTTATAACGTCGTTTTCGGGGACAATGGAGCCCTGACGTTCGCAAGCCAGATCACGAAGATGCAGCACATCCCGACTCCAGAATCCACCTTTGCGGAGCTCGTCCGAGGCCTGAACGTTTACGGCCGCAAGATGGTCAACAACGCCAGGGTTGGAACGCTGTACTGCTACAAATAATCCCTAACCTCTGCCGGTAAGTCTCCGGCAGAGTTTCTCTACCTCACGCAAAAGGAGGAAATAGGCTATGTCACTTCAAGACTTTACGGCTCACAGCGCGGCTCTTCCCTGGGATGGGAAAGAGAAGCATTTCATCGCAAAACAGATCATTGATTGCTCGAAATCAGTTGCTAACGGGGGTTTCGGGACTCTCTTGCATACGGACACCGCAAAGGTCATGGAGATCAAAGAAGGGTGGCTCGTTAAGAGAGTGTATGTGAGGCTGATTAAGAAAGGGACGGCGGCATCCGCGATTGACTCTCTCGGTGATTCCTTGGGAGCGGGAGTATGGATGGCAGCGGATTTTGCCACCGGTACAGGCGGGACGGTCGGAGCTGTCCAGGGAAGTCTTATTGGAGACACGAATCCAGCCCTGGGAGGGTATCTTTACCTGGCCGACAATTACATTCTGCTTACCCCGAAAACGGCAGCCTTTGATGGGACCCTCGAGATCGTCGCCGAAATCGTGGATATCTTCGGCGGACTGTCCATTTCCTAAAAACTGAGGGGGGGGGTGGCCTATGGCCTCTCCCCTTTTTTCTAACCGAGAGGACCAACTCGTATAAAAGCGGTGTGGAGGAAAATCATGAGCAGACACGAAAAGAGATCTTTTGGAATTATTGGATTTGCAGGGATTGAAAAAAACCTTGGAGGTCATACGATTACCGTTTTGGCCGAGGACGAGGATGGATTAGTTTGCCTCTGCAAAGCGGCAGCAGCTAACCTTCCGACAAACGCCTCTGCCGGCTTTGCGGTTGGATGTGAGTTTATCGCAACGGACAGCGGAGCTCATTATTACAATACAGGCACATCCGCGTCCTGTACCTTCGTGCTTGCAAGCTCGATCACCTAAATAAGAGAAAGAAAGGAGGACATTCCATGCCGAGACACTCAAAGAGAGATACATCGATCCATCAGTTTCAGGGGATCTTGGCGAATCGCGGCGGGCACGAAATCAGGATATTGGCAGAAGACGTGGCAGAAAATATTCTCCGTTGTAAGGGTGCTGCGGCTAATCTTCCAGACGACGCCTCAGCAGGCTTCGCGGGTGGCTGTATTTACATAGCGACCGATACCGGAGCTCATTACCACAACACAGGGACGGCTGCGTCCTGCGGCTTTAAGCTGACGAGTGCTGTTACCACCACGACGACCACCACGACCACCACCACAACGACAACGACCACAACGACATCGAGCACCACGACCACCACCACAACGACATCGAGCACCACCACGACGACCACCACAACCACATCGACGACGACGACGACATCTACGACCACGACGACCACCACGACGACAACGACCACGACCACGACCTGAAAGGAAGGTAAAAAAAACAAAAGGAGGGGAAAGATATGGATGACACACAATGTTCAGGTTGCAGATTTTGGGAAAGGAATGGACCAGACGGAATATGCAGGAGGGGCAATCCAGTACCCATGATAGCTCCAGTAGGCGCTCAGCTCATTGTTGTTTGGCCTACCACCCGGGCAGAGGAATGGTGTGGTAACTTTGACAGATTTCAAATCGGAGCAAAGTCTTAGGGCTGGAGGGGGCTTATGATCTTATCGGTAATCATCCCGAACAGAAACGATACCGTTATGCTCGGTATCACCGTTAGAAGCGTCCTGGAGGAATTAAAGGCGAT